ATGCATTAGATGACGAGATGGAGATGCTGGCACTACAGGTGGCCAGGGTGTTGGACCTAGACATATGTGGCGTGGACCTACTGTTCTCCGACGACGGCTACAGGATATGTGAGGCCAACTCCGCTCCAGGGTTCCGAGGCTTCGAACAGGCCACGGGCATCAACGTGCCAGAGAAGATTTTCAAATACGCAGGGATAAGAATATGATACACGCGATGATAGATCTGGAGACCTTATCCACCAATCCCAACGCCACCATACTGACCGTTGGTGGTGTAAAGTTTGATCCATACACCACTGCGGAACCCTCACAGGGCATGTACTTCCGTGTGGACGTTGACTCGCAGACGGAGATGGGCAGGGACGTGATGCAGGACACCCTGGACTGGTGGGGCCGACAGGATCCCGAAATCATGGAAGAAGCACTAGGTGACAAGGACAGGATATCACTGGATGTCATGATCAAAACGATCAACAAGTGGTCAGTGGGAGTTGATGTGTTCTGGTGCCAAGGACCGTTGTTCGACTACGCCATACTTCAAAATTTATACACACAGTTGGGACACCCACAACCATGGCAATACTGGCAGATACGAGATTCGAGGACTTTGTTTTCATTGGTTCCAAGAGATCCAAACGAGAAGAGGGTGGGATTACACAATGCTTTAGAGGATTGTTACTTCCAGGCAAGGAAAGTTCAGAAAGTTTATGCACAGTTAGGTATCAAGAATGCCAGATATTAAACAGCTCTACAAACGAATTGCAACAACAATACTATTCTATCTGAGATTTGATCTGCAACTGCATTTCTTCTGGGCCATGTTCCTGACACTGTTCGCAGTGTTCTGGCAACCATTCATATACCTGGGATTGATAGCGACGGTGTTAAAGGAAGCACTGGACCTATGGAGCAAGGGACACTGGAGTTGGGACGATGTCGTGTTTGGTGTTGCGGGTTGCATCGTTGGTGCGTACTTCGTGGGAGTGATCGCATGAAGTGGTACAGCATCGAGGACCTATACGATATAGAAGGCTTCAAAATCAAACATACTAAAACTCCCAAGACCAAGTGGGTGCGATTGAAATGTGTGTACAAGATCAAGATTGGTAGTAAAATAATACACGTGGGCAGGTCTGATACCTGCAAGAAACACGGTGGTGCGGAGAAGGTCAGGAAGGCCCTGGTAAATCTACTGGGCGTATGGGAATACAACCCAGCAGTGCCAAAGACCAAGACCTGGGATCAAATCAGGTTGCAACACAGACCAAATTCTAGTAATATAAAGATAGGAATTATAGAAACCAATGCCATCGAAAAAACCTATCTACAAGAAAGAATATGAACCCGTCGACAATGTAGACGAGAGCGTGTGGTTGGGCAATGACACGCCCATCATGGAGTCGGATTTCACTTTCATTTTCAATGACCGATATCCCTGCGTTCCGGGACACAAATTATTCATACCAAAAGAAAATAATTCGCACTTTGTGGGCAGAACCTATGGCATGGCCTATGACTATGGAAATGAGCAGATCAGGAAAGGCAAGATAGACGGATTTAATATCGGCATGAATATAGGAATACCAGCAGGGCAGACCATCATGTGGCCACACATACACTTCATACCAAGACACGAAGGTGATGCCAAAGAGATAGGTGGAATGAGACACGCACACCCAGGTGCCGATCACAGGAAATATTACTGATGCCAAGGAAAGCAAGAAGGATCAATCCCATATATGTGTCGCCCGATGGCGGAGAGACTGTGTACGAGCAATTACCAAACGGTGATAGGATTTTAGTGGAACAATCGCAGAAGGCCAAGGATGAGGAACGGGCATACGAGGAGTCAGAAATGGTGGGAGCAGAGGCCATAGCACTGAGGAGGAAGTATCCTACACTGCAAAAGGCCTGGGACAAATATCTCACCGTATGGCATTTAATCAACGGAAATGAGTGATATGTACAACTATTCCTATTTCAATTTTACCAGCAGTGTAAAGACGTCTGTGTGGGTTTAAAGGGGTGATTAAATAGCATTATGACCAAGTATGTTAGCATAATAGGTAACGGTGAGAGTCGCCGAGGCTTTGACATCTCTCCATTGAAAATGTTCAGTACCGTCATAGGTTGCAACGCAATATATCGTGACTTCGTCACTGAGTATCTTGTGTGTGCGGACAAACATATGTGCCAGCAGGCTGTGAATGCGGTCGGCAAAGGAACAACAATCTACACCAGGGACAATTGGGCGAGTCAATTTGCACACTGGCCTAATGTGAAAAAATTACCTGACCTTCCTTACTCAGGAGAAAAGAGGCAGGACGAACCGTTTCATTGGGGCACAGGTCCATACGCAGGAGTGTTGGGCCTGACTTTTAAACCCAAGGCCATATTCATGATGGGATTCGACCTGCACCCTTTAGAGAAGGACAAGATCAACAACATGTACACCGGTTCCGAAGGATACACATACATCAAGAGGCCAGTTGATCCCAGTTACTGGATATACCAGTTCCACAAACTTATGGGTTACTCGGATCCAGACACACGATGGATAGTGGTAAATCATGATCGTTGGGAGATGCCCAAGGAATGGAGCCAGCACGGCAACGTTTTCCACGAGACTTATGACGGCATGGCACAGTTTATAAATAAAAAATTAAATAAAAAATGATAGATCAAGAAGAATACGAGAACAGGTTGTGGATAGATTTAGTCACACCTAATGCGGACGAGTTGACCAGATCCGCAGATGAGGTATGGCTTCAGAATCATGATCAGGAACAGTTCTGGGACACCGGGAAACTGGATTTTGATTTTAAGGACCTCTTAGCTCTAGAGCCAGAAATGCGACCGTTCCACACACCGTCCATTAAAAATCTAACACAGACTATGCATGACGGAATGATAAACAACAACTTCATGGGTATTTCTGAGATATCATCGGAACATCCAGTACACAACGCACTACATAAGAAATTTAAAATCAAGGACACAGTTGCGTACTTGAACGTGCAACATCCTGGTGGAGTTGCAGGAATGCATGTAGACAAGCGTAGATCAACTTTCGCAAGGGATCAATACGATGTAACCAAGTTGCGATTAAAAGACATCTATTCTGGGATAGTATTTTTGCAGGATTGGGTAGTCGGACAAACTTTTATGACCGGTAGATCATGTATTACAAATTGGCAAGCCGGTGACTCATACTCGTGGCCATGGTACATGCAACACGGCTCTGCAAACGCAGGTCCAAAACCAAGATACCTACTACAATTCGTGGGTGTGCTCGTCTAAAATAATAGTTGACAAAAAGCAAATAGCATATAAAATAATTGTATGACTAAGCCTATGGTGGATCACCTCATGGTCCAGGAACAGATAAAATTTCCACACAAGAAATGGAAACATATGGTTGGTGTGATGTGCCTTAATCTAACGTATAGAAAACACGTTAAAATAATCTTACCAAAACTTTTTCAAAGATACCCAAATCCCCAGGCATACCTACGTGGTCGATTAAAGACTCAACAAAAAATGCTTAAACCACTTGGTATGTGGGAAGTGCGATCTAAACGGATCAGAAAAATGACCAAACAATATCTAGAGTGGGATGGCAAGGACGCTGGGGAGTTGCATGGCATAGGCAAGTACGGTTCTGACAGTTACCAGATATTCTTCATGAACCACATACCACCCAACGTACAGGACAAGGAACTGAAGAAATACATTGACAATCTTGTAGGATAGTTTATAATAAAGGATATGTTTGATAAAATAAAAGATGGAGATCTAGTTACTCTTAAACTGGCTTCAGGAGAAGAAGTCATCGCAAAATATCTCAGCAGGACCGACACACGATACGTCAGTATCGAGAAGGCACTTGTGCTGATGAATGGTCCACAGGGACTGGCATTTGGTACATTTTTCTCTACTGCTAAACAGGACGAACCATTCAACATCGCAATTGACAAACTGATTTCAATAGCACACATCAATGACAAGATCGCTGATGAGTACAATAGAGTCTTCAGCAAGATCGAGGTTCCCAAGAAACCTAGCATAATAACTTAATGGCACACTTTGATAAACACTCAACAAGTATTAAGGCGCTGGTAGATGTGTCTGAAGCCATGCTGAACGCAATGGAGAAACACGGAATCGATCCAGAGACCGTGGCCAACAGGAACGAGTTCACAGTTATGATACACTTTCTCAAGAGCATCATTGATGGAGAATTAAATATACCAAACGAACTGACGGATCGCATCAGAGACACGGCGTTCCAGATGGACATGGATCAGAAGTTAGACAAGAAGTTGAACTGATGATCGAGAGGACTCAAGACTTTCACCCCTCTATAAACACTCTGCAAGTCATCAAAAACAGGAGAAACGATGACTTACTACTCAACTAAAACATACGGACACAACATAGGACTATCTGCGGTGTTCAGGCAACCCAACGCAGATCACTCACACTGCCACCTACTGCACGGATACAGTCTGGCATTCAAATTCACATTTGGTTGCAAGGACCTGGACAACAAGAACTGGGCGGTGGACTTTGGAGGACTCAAGCCATTGAAGAAATGGTTGGAGAACAACTTCGATCACAAACTGGTTTTGGATGAGAACGATCCACACCTAGCCAAGTTCAAGGAACTTGAAGAACTGGATCTCGCCGACATCAGGATATTTGATGGCGTGGGTGCTGAGAAGTTCGCGAAACATGCCTTTGATGCCGCTGATGACATAATTAGGACGGCCACGAATAACAGGTGCTACGTTGTTGAATGCGAATGTATGGAACACGGAGCCAACAGTGCCATCTACAGAAAAGAATAACTTTATCCACGACATGGTGAGTGTGGATCTCGACGACACGACCTATTACATACAGATCTATGACACGCCATTGGGCAAGAGATGGCTAGAAGCACTGAACGACAATCTCACACAAAAAAGAGTGCTGGAGAAGAACTTCTGTTTTTTAGGATTCGCAAATTCAAAGAGAGATCTAACACACCTGGTCAAGGAACTGAACAAGTCAGTGGAACAGATAAACTCTTTCAAATTTGATCCACCTTACGAGCAGATACACCCCTTCGTGCCAGATGACTTCCAGTACAGCAGTAAACTGCCCACAGGAAGGGACGATGACGGTAAACACCCAGGTCTAAAACTCAAACACGAATCTTGCAACCAATTACACAGGTATTTCGAAGATTTGCAAGGTACCGCATGGGCACTATCTCCGTATTACAAACAAGCGGACTATGAAACGAAATATGCTATAAGGCAGTTGAACAATTTATGCCATGAGATCGAAAGTTGGGTGGAGGCTTACAGGAAAAATGTTATAGAGCCGGCATGGATCAGACCATCACAGATCACAACTTTCTTGAATGCGCCAAGATATGACCTACACGAAGAAGATTTTGAACTTTTCAAACAGAATAGGTACGATCGAGAATTAGGCGGTGTTTACCTACACTGGTCACAAGTGGGCAAGACCCTTTATGAGGTGTTCAGAGACGAAAATGCACCCAAGATGACCGACGCATTGTGTTCCACGATCAACCACCAAAAATATTATTCTGGAGAATTTGACATAGAATGGGGGCGAACGATCACAGAAGGTAACTACAGATTCAAGAAAGAAGACATGGATAACTACCGTACATGGCTGAGGGAGAACGGCTATGATTGGAATGAACCAAAATTGTCACTGGGCTACATCAAGTTGGGACAGATCGACCTAGATAAGAGTTTTGGTACAAGTGAGTTTCTTCCCATTTATGAAAAACTTGTACACAATCTCAACATTAAAAAAATTAGCACCCAGCAAACATCATGTAACTTTGACTACACACTAGACAGTGACAATTGGAAAGAGATACAGATGCAGGCACTCGAGAAAGGGTACCAAAAATGAATCACGTAGTTTGCGTTAAGTGGGGCAACAAGTACATCAGCAAGTACGCCAATGTGCTGAACAGCATGGTCAAGCGACACACCACCGTGCCGTATCAATTCCATTGTTTGACAGATGATCCAACAGGGGTTGATGCCGACATAAACATCATAAAACTGCCCACTGATCCGTGGATCAAGTCATGGTGGAGCAAACTGTGGATGTTCGCACCCGACATGCCCATCAAGGGCAACATCCTGTTCTTTGACCTTGACGTTGTCATTTTTGACAACATAGATCCACTCTTCTCACACCCAGGTAAGTTCAACATTATCAGGGATTTCAACAGGTGCAGAGTCAAGGATTGGAAATTATCTAACAGCAGTTGTATGAGGTGGGAGGCAGGAACCATGGACTACCTGTGGAACGAGTTCAAGGAAAGGTCAGCACAGATAATGCAACAGAATCATGGAGACCAGGACTGGATAACCAAGAGGGCCAAGGATGACATATCATGGTTTCCAGATGAATGGATAAGGTCATACAAATGGGAGATGATAGGACTTAAGGACACCAAGTTACTGACAAAAGACGGAAAGAAATGGTTCAGAGAGCCGGTAAAAATTAGACCCAACAACAAAGTGGCGGTTTTCCATGGATCACCAAACCCAATGGAATGTGCGGATCAATGGGTCATAGACAATTGGAAGTGATGACCAGTTACGGCAAAGTAAAAGTCAAAAGAAACAATCCCAGGTTGGACGAAGTACCAGAAGATTGCGGATATATGCAACAGTTTGAGTACAACGTAGACATGAACAGCAACGGCATCATGGGCGAGTGCATAGACTGGTGCCAGGAAAATTGTGAAGGCAAGTGGGGTTGGTGGTTCGAGCCAGCGGGCGAGATAGAGAATCCCAAGAACCACTGGGAGCATCAAAACGCATACATGAGTTTCGAGAAGAAACTGGACGCGACCAGATTCTGGATGAGTGTGGGAATACAAAACAGTGGCAGGAGAGAAGCATAATTACTAGTATGAAACCATTTGAAATAACAGACAGTGCAAAAGCACAGATAGAGAGATTACTCGAGAAGAACACAGGCAAGTATGCCGTTAGCCTGGCGGTGCTGGGCGGTGGCTGTGCAGGATTCAAGTACGAATGGGGATTCGCCGACACCAAGCAAAATGTTGCTGAAGGCGATCACATGGAAGACTGGGGAACAGGCAGATTCGTTGTGGATGAGACCTCGTTGTTGTATGTCATGGGCACCAAGATCGACTGGGTGGAGGAGACCTTTGGATCACAGTTCGAGATATCCAATCCCAACAGTTCAAGTTCTTGTGGTTGTGGAGAATCATTTGGCATCTAATGGATACCGCTTTCATAATAGGCAACGGTGAATCGAGAAACATCTTCCCAATCAACAACCTAAAAGGACATGGAACCATATATGGATGTAACGCCATATACCGAGACCATCCCATGCTGTGTGATCACATCGTGGCGGTGAACCCATCCATGTACGAGGAACTGGCCAATTGGCACAATGACGGCAAGGAGTCTCCCAGCATATACGGTCCAGATGACATCAGCACGTGGAACTACATCTGTGAAGGTGACCATGAACACCACGTGCCCGAGGGACTGAAGATTTACAGGGTATGGAGGGGAGGTGATGTCAAGAAGGGTGGCAAAATAAAAACTAACGACTTCTCCAAGGCACGTGGTTCAGGTTGCAGTGCGGTGCTGATGGCCGCGGAGTCAGGCATCAAGAACATCGTCATAATGGCGTTTGATATCATGGGTGCCCAACAGTGGGAGATGGACACGCCCAGCAGGATACAGAACAACATCTACAAGAATTCACAGAACTACCCAGACAGGGCCAGCATGAAGGCCTATCTCAAATACGAGTGGATGTACCAACTGAGGCAGACGTTCAGGAAATTTCCCAAAATAAACTTCTATTTCATCAACCGCAAGGAATATCTTGAGGGCAATCCGTTCCTGCGTTGGTACTTCGACCAACCCAACATCAAGTGTGGCATCTACGCTGACCTACAGAGATGGATCACTGGATCACGTGACGACATCCGGTGGAAACAGTTATAGGGTTTTGGTACTGCTGGCGTCCAACTGATAAACCCGACGCATCTTGACACCCACTGATTGGGCGAACTTCTTGGAATCACATTTACTACACACGTGTTTGTAGTCGTTTGACGCACGTTCAGGATCAACCTTGCTCTTGGGCCTCATGAATGTCTCAGAACATGAATCACACTTGAAAACATAGATGAGTTTCTTCCTGTGATAGTTGTGCATGGTACCCAGTTTGCTCTCCCTCTTGTACAACTTCATCGTCTTTAGGGTTTCTATGAACATATTACTATTTAATAAATACGAATAACACATTATGGCAAGATTAACGATAGACACAGGAACAGCAGGAAATCCAGCGACGGGCGATACTTTACGTACCGCTATGACCAAGGTCAACAGCAATTTCGCTGAGTTGGCCGGTGACTTACAGATGTCGGGAAATACCCTATTGAGTGCTGACACAAATGGAAACATAATACTGGATCCAAACGGCACAGGACAGGTACAGATAGAAGCAGACAGGCTTGTGATCAAGACCACGAAAACCGCCACCGCGGTGGGAAACACGGGTGACGTGGCAGGTTCAATCAGTTGGGACGCAACAAATTTATATGTATGCACTGCGAACTATGACGGTTCAACAGTGATATGGAAAAAGATCACACTAGCGAGTATCTAACATGGCCCAGGAAGTAATCAACATCGGTGCAATAGCAGATGATGGCACGGGTGATACCATCAGGGGTGCGGGCATCAAGATCAACAACAACTTCACTGAGTTGTACGCCAACCCGTTGGTGGCCACCACGCTGGGATTCCTACAGAATGAGATCAGTTCAACCGAGTCCAACGCGGACATAGTTTTAAAACCCTCAGGGACAGGTAGCGTACTGTTTCCAGCGATACGTATCAACGACAACAACATCGAGGGCACAAGATCCAATGATGACTTGAAATTCATACCAAACGGATCAGGTCAATTGGTCATAGACGGCATTGGATTTTCAGGCACATCGATCACGGCCAGTGACTCCGCAACGATAAACATCAATGAAAATTTAATAGTGGATGGTGATCTCACAACCACCGGAAACGTAGTGGTGTCCAGCACCATGGGTGCTCAGTCAGGATCCACAATCGGGAATCTAACACTGGCCAATGGATCCATAACGGACTCATCCGGTGACATCAGTTTCGGTGACGAGAACATCACCACAACAGGAACACTGACAGTGGCCACAGGATCATCATTCGGGAACCTAACACTGGCCAATGGATCGATCACCGACTCATCTGGAGACATCAGTTTCGGCAACGAGAACATAACCACCACGGGGAATTTCAATGCAGGAGCAACAACACTCGGAAGCCTCACAGTGTCTGGTGCGTCTTCATTTGCCGGAACGACCACAGTGGACAACCTCACGTTCAACGACAACATCATAGGAACCAGTTCCAATGCTGACCTTAACCTAACACCTGGAGGAACAGGGGTGGTCAACGTAAGTAATCTCACCATAGACTCCAGCATCAACCTCACGGATAACGTGATCAAGGTCACCAGATCCAATGACGATCTGACTCTGTCAGGCAATGGCACGGGCTCCACACAGATTTCAAACATCGATCTAGATTCAGGTACCATCGACAACACAGTGATAGGCGCCTCCACACCGGCCGCCGGCACTTTCACCACGGTGTCCATCACAGACACACAGGTCAACGCTGGCCAGCTCAACATCAAGGACAACCAGATCACGGTCAACACCGCCGACGCCAACCTTGTGATCAGTGCCAGTGGATCAGGCAACGTCCTGATAAACGGTTTCAGTTTCCCAAACTCCTATGCGGCGGGGCAATTCATAAAGACGGATGCCTCGAAGAACCTCTCACTGGTCACCTTCCCAATTCTGTACGTGGAATCAGACATCGCGGATGGCACGGTCACCATAACAGGTGACTCCTCGACACAGACCATAGATTCATTCAGTGCGTCAACACACAGGAGCGTGAAATATTTGATACAGATGTCAGACAGCACCGCGGACAGGTACGCATTGGTGG